GCATCAAGTATGATGTTACCTGTAGTAATGCCATTCTTAACAACGAAATTTTTTGTAGTCATTTTATTTTATATCCTTATCAATCCGGGACGTAAGTGCCCATTAAGTTTAAATTAGTGTTTGGTGCAATCGCTGTCGCATAGACATTGACATTTCCTGAACTAATATCAGTCGAAAATAGTACGAGATCACTTCCAGACGTTGATAAACTTCCATAAACAGTTATAATACTATTTATGTCATCGTGTACTAAAAGGACTTCGAGAGCTTGATAATCAGTACCGTCCCCTGCTCTCATCGTATATTTTGCCGATCTGAACTGGGTTGTAGGGAAAGAATCAATCATTGTGTTTGCTGTAACAGAAATCGCCGGGCGTTTACTGTACAAATCTGTTACTTTGATGTTTACTGCATCAATTGTGTTTGTTACTGTTAAATTACCAGAACTTACGTTGGCTGTAACACTTAAGTTACCCAACGTACCTACGCTAGTAATGTTTGGTTGTGCGTTAGTAGTTATTGTGCCGGTTAACAAATTACCTGACACTGTACCGGTAGCTGTTACGTTAACATTAGCAATCAGGTTACCTTGAACTGTTACTGTTTCTGTTGCACCACCCATAACAATATTAGATACAAGACCTAAGTTAATGTCGTCAACTAGTGATGCAAAGATACCTGCATTATTACCACTAACAGCAATAGTTGCACCGCTTATAGTTACACAACCACTAGTAGATATTAAATAATTTGCACTAACTGAATTGGCACTGTCTACGTTACCTTTGAATGTTTGAGCACGTGCATTACCTAATGTGTTAAATGCAACTACTTCATTTGATATAGTTGTTTGGCTACCAAACGAAAATTCACTATTGCTTGTATCCCAGCCCATAAATGCTGTCTGGGCTTGTGTATCATAATAGTATAATGCTGTACCAACATCTTTTCCTGTATTAGCTACAGGGAATGCACCATTTGCACCTGAATTAAGAGTAATGATTGGATCTCTAACTGCCAATTCTTCAACGTTTATATAGACTAAATTACCATTAACAAAAAGATTTCCACCAATGACACCGTTGCCACTGACATTTAATGTTCCGTTAATACTGGCTCCGGAGCCAGTCATAGCAACTACATTTGAATTTCCAGCAATACTAAAATTAATATTAGCATTGGGTTGTATAATAATATTACTATTGCCATTAATAATAGATGCTGAGTTAGCCGCTTGTGTTCCTACAACAGTAAATGTTCCGCCTGATGGGTTAGCTAAGGTGATTCCAGTTCCATTAGAAGATATATTTGAAGAACCTAATCTAATTGTGTTACCAGAAAGATACAAATCTCTAAATGCATTTGTTGCATTACCTAAGTCATATGTGATATCAACTGTTGGGGTAATATTACCACTTACTTGTAAACTAGTTAATGTACCTACGCTTGTAATATTTGGTTGAGCATTAGTTGTAACTGTACCTGCGGTTGTTGCGTTAGCAACTGTACCTGTTACGTTGGCACCTGCTATATTTGTTAAGCCAGAACCGTTACCATAATAAGCCCCAGTAGTTAAAACTATATTACCGCTAATTGCTAAATTATTTGTAGCACTATCAAATGACAAGTTAGCAGTTGCGCCAAACTCACCGGCATTATTAAATTGTATCTGAGTGTTTGAACCACCCGGGGAACCACCAAAATCTAATGGTTGACCATTAGCATAATAATAATTATTAGTAGCAATACTAGCAACTGTAGCATTACCCGGTACTGCAAAGTTACCAGAGGCTTGGTCAAATGTAAAACCTGTGTTGCCGGTTAGTTCACCATTGTCATCAAATATAATTTGACTATTAAGAGAGTTTATTGCAGTACCAACTTCTGCTAATATACCATCGATTTCAAAAGTACCATCAATTGTTATTGGTACTGTGAATAAGCCTTGAAAGTTGTTTGGAACAAAATATGTTTCACCTACGGGTATAAGATAGGGCATAGGAGCCGAACTATCACTACTAGCTGTATCTGCAAATGTCAGATTACCTGCACCATCAGTTGTTAATACTTGACCACTATTACCGCCTGCAATATGTATATTTGAAATTGTACCTAATGTTACATTTGAGGTAGAATTAAAATTTACTATACCGTTAGCAGTAATATTTGTAGTGGTTATATCCCCGTTTGCAAGTATTACGTCAACTGACGTATTACCAACAGATATACCTGCGATAGAGTTAAAGGGTCTTAGTGCCATATATATTACTTCTTATGTTTATATAAATCTTACTTGTGTTGTCCAAACTGTGCTATTACTACTTGCAGGGGTCACTTGTAATGCTACATTACCAGAAACAATATTAACTGCTAATACTCCGGTTTGTCCACCTAAGTTTACTGTACTAAATGTTGAGTAATCAGCATTTGTGCCATCTGTTACAGCTTGAACAGTTGCCATTGAATATTTAGAACCGGTTGAATCAATTCCCTTAACAATGAATTCAAGACCGGTAACACCCGAAACAGTATAAGTAGCAATTGTTTGATTAGCTGTGATTGAAGTGGTAGTTGTTGTACCAAACGAAATTGTTGTGTCACCCACTTCTACTGCTACATTTGCTACTAATGTGTTAGCTTCTAAATTACCTACACTAAAGTTACCAGATACACCTAAGTTACCTGTAATGTTTGCACCGGTTGCTGTTACAACCAATGATGTATTGCCGCCGGCAGTTAAATTAATATTACCATTAGCTGTTGGTATAACAACATTACTACTACCATTAATTAATGTACCAGTAAAGAAGTTAGCTGTTGCTAAGTTACCTAAGTTTGCGTTTAATGAAACAATGTTACCACTGAAGTTTGCAGTATTTCCTGCAAGTTCTAAATTAACCGTTAAGTTACTTGTTGTGATATTGCTTGCAATATTAGCAAAGTTAGCAGTTAACAGGTTACCTGCGTTTGTGTTCAACGCAACAATGTTACCACTGAAGTTTGCAGTATTTCCAGATAACTGTAAGTTAACTGTTAAGTTAGGTACTATTACATTACCACTGAAGTTAGCAGTATTACCTGATAATTCTAAGTTAACAGTTGCATTATTTGTTACTAAGTTTGAGCTAATGTTGGCATTAGCAGTAGTTAGTAACGCATTACTAGTGATATTATTTGCTAATAAGTTTCCACCAATGTTTGCAAAGTTAGTAAACGATGCATTATTACCGTTAATGTATGCGTTACTTGTTACGTTGCCATTAGATTCAATGATACCGTCAACACGTAGATTACCAGTAATATTAGCAATATTACCAATACTTAGATTGTTAGCGGTAACATTACCATTGCTTAGTGTATTCCAAGTTATGCTACTGAATGTTGCATCACCTATGTTCGGTGTTGTTAGATTTGCACCAGTTTTAACAACAATGTTACCACCACTAATAGCAGTAGTATCATTGTCAACATTTGCAGAAATAATTGTACCAGTAATAGCAATACCATTACCTGGACTATATGAACCGGCTGCACTAAATTGACTGAATACTATACTGTCTACACCAATTATTATTTCGCCAGGGGGAGCAGTTAATACATAAGAAGAACCAGCATTCTGTGATCCTTGTGATGTAAAGAAATACGATCCTGCATTTAAAGCTGTATCACTATTTGGTTGGTAAGAGTCACCGTCACTTGAGCGTGTTAGCACCCAATTTGTTGATACGGTTCCAACTGTTGTTACCTCGTATATACCATTTTCAAATTGATTAGTTTGACCTTGAACAAGAACTCTTGCACCAACTGTCATTAAAACACTATCAATAGTTAATGCGACTTGTGCGCCTGAATTTGTAAGTGTTGCTCCAACACCACCATTACCTAATGCTGGCTCTGTTAAACCAGATGCATTAGTAAGTGTAGTAACTTCGGCACCAAAGTAACCATCTTTAATAGTAATCTCAGTTAATGTAGGTGCACTAAATACAAAGTATGCTTCACCACCAATTATACCATCAAATGAGTTCGTAAATGTAATGTTATCATCTACTGCTAATCCGTGATTTCCACTAAACGTAATTGTTTTACCACCAGCAATAGTAGTAACAGATAGTACAGTACCGCCATTATCATATGTAGATGCTAAATTAGTTTTTGTAGTTACATTGGCTGCAGTATGAATTTGCAAACCTTGAGCAGTGCTATCAACATATTCTTTTGTTGCCGCATCATTAGGATTTACCGGTAATGCAACTTGTGTGATGTTATGTAATCCAACATCAACATTACCTACACCACTTGGTGAAAGTATAATATTATTATTTGCACCAGCCGCACTAATTGTAATAGCACCTGTTGGTGCAGTAATATTTGCTGTCTTAACACTACCAAGTAATGCTTCACCTGTAACATTAGCGTTTGCACTATTTAAGAAAAGATTTGCTGAAATGTTACCATTAGATAACATATTACCTGACGTTGTGTTAATTTCACCAACAACATATAAACCAGTAGAACTAAATGTTGCTGTGTTTGCACTACCAGCGACTGTAATTTCTACGTTAGCGTTGCTGTATACTTTAACATTACTTGTACCATTTGCTAATGCGCCAACTATATTTGCGGCTGTTACGTTACCAGCAAAGTTTGCAGTGTTTGCAGAAATATTATTAACACCACTGATGTTACCACCAGACATTGTGATATCACCACCTGAGCCTGTAGTAGAAATATTTCCACCAGCAACTATATCAGTAGTAACATCTAAGTTACCTATGTTGCCATAACTTGCATAAACATTGTCAGTGATAATATGACCACCAACTGTATTACCAACATCTAATTGCCCACCACCTGAGTTGAAAGCTTTATCGTAACTGAAGTTTGCAACAGCGTTAGTTATGTTAGCATCGTTAAAAAGAATTTCTGTGTTTGCGCCAGGAGCAGTAATATTACCAGAAATATTACCAAAGAAACTAGTAGCAATAACATTACCAACAACTGTCAAGTTACTTGCAACATCATCAAATGTGTAATTTGAACTACCAATTAAGAACGAGTTAGCATTAGCATATACAACTTGTGTGTTTGATATTGTTGATACTTTTGCGTTAGCTGTTTCTGTCGTTCCAGTAACATTAGCATTTCCGGTTACAGTCAATACATTAGTAGAAAAATCAAATACTAAATTTGCACTTGCGCCAAAGTTATTATTACCATCGTTGAACTGTAATTGTGTGTTAGCTCCTGCAGCCTCTTGTAAGTCCCATGGTTGACCATTAGCATATAATAGATTATTAGTACGTAGATTACCAACGTTAGCAGTATCAGTTACAAACAAATTGCTTGATAAATTAGCAAAGTTTGCTTCAACTAAATTACCTAAGTTAGCATTTAATGAAGTTAGATTACCACTGAAGTTAGCTACATTACCATTAATTTGTTGTGAAACGTTAACATAATTAGCAGTAGCTAAGTTACCTAAACTGGCATTTAGGGAAGTTAGATTACCACTGAAGTTAGCTACATTACCAAATAATGTTTTAGTAATATTTGCGTTACCTAATACAGTTAATATTTGTATACTGTCATCATATGTAAAGTTTGCACTAGCCGCAAAGTTATTACCTAAGTTATATTGAATCTGTGTGTTGCCACCGGCGGCTTCTTGCAAGTCCCAAGGATTACCGTTAGCATATAACAAATTATCTGTACGTAAATTACCAACATTAGCGGTGTTAGTTACATAAAGATTAGCTGTTAAATTTGCGTTACCTGTTGTAATGTCACCATTTGCCAGTATCACGTTAGCTGGAACTTCTCCTACTGAGAAGCCACCTACCGAGTTGAATGGTTTAATTGCCATGATTCTTTTCCTTTACACTTATATTTATCTTATTTTTATAATAGATCATGGAGTATACTCCGTAATCAATATTTTGTATGATGTGACATTAGTTGAATCAGGTGTCACCCTTAATTCAATTAGTGCGTCTACAACTACATTACCAGGAGTGTATGTTACATCAAAGCTACCCACTCCACCATTTATTAATAAACTTCCATATTCATTCCATTGAACAATATTGCCCAATATGACTGAAGAAATTTTCGAAACTTGTCTTGTACCACTTCCCAAATCTGTTGAAATAATATGAAAATCTATGCCTGAAACATTTGCCGCTTCAGTAGACCATAACAATTGATTAGCTGCCGTAGACGATGTAGTTGCCGCATACACAGAACTAGTTGAGAACTTATAAACACCTGCACCAATTTGAGTAGAATTTGCTACTAAGTTACCAGCAACTTGGAATGTATTGGTATTTTCATTAAACGTTAAGAACGCACTACCACCAAACAATCCATTATCATTATACTGAACTTGTGTGTTTGACCCACCTGGTACTCCATTACCACCACCGTTACCACCACCTGCTGTCCAAGACAAGTTACCGGCGCCGTCTGTACTTAATACATATCCATTTAGACCACCGGTGATATGAATGTTTGCTACATTTCCTAATGTAACATTAGCCGAACCTGTAGCGTTTAAATTACCATTAACAGTTAATAGTGCCGCAGAACTTATTACTGCATTGTTACTAAATGTAGCCGTACCTGTTACATTAAGAGTAGTTGTAAAGGTAGTACCTGATACTGATATAGTTTGTGAGCTAAGAGTATTTGCTACTCCTACATTACCTATATTTGCATTACCTGATACACTTACTGACGTAAGCGTTCCAACACTTGTTATGTTAGGTTGTGCGTTTGTATAAATCGTACTTGATACTAACGCATTAGCAACTTGTCCAACAATATTTGCAGCCGGTACATTTGTTAAGTTGTTCGAAACAATATTACCATTGCCACCATTAATAACTAAACTATTTCCGGAAGCAGTTAATACTACATTGGCTAAGTAAATTGAATTGCCTGCTAGATATATATCTTTCCAACGATTTGTATTATTACCTAAGGTGTAAAGATTGCTAGTTGCTGGTATTAGATTACCATTGACAAGATTAGCATTTAAACTACCAATATTAGCATTACCGGATACTGATACATTTAGTAATGTACCAAGACTTGTAATATTAGGTTGACTACTAACTGTTACATTGCCTGCAAAGTTAGCAAAGTTAGCAATAGGCGTAAAGTTTGCATTACCGACGCCGGTTAAGAATGCACCATTACCCAAAAAGTAGTTAGCTGATACATTACCCGTAACTGATAATGAAGTTAGTGTACCAAGACTTGTAATGTTTGGTTGTGCGGCAACTGTAACATTACCTGCATAATTAGCAGAGTTAGATGTTGTTGCACTAACATTTGTTATTTGACTGCCGTCACCTATAAAGTAATTAGCAGTGATATTTCCGTTTGCTGATATGTTAGCAATAACAATATTTCCACTACCGATAAAATTGTTAGATACAATATTACCTGATACAGATAATATATTGGTTGTTTTATTGTATATGAAGCCAGCATCACCACCAAAGTTGCCTTGGTCGTTGAACTGAACTTGTGTATTTGCGCCACCTGGAGTACCATTACCACCGCCACCATTGCCACCTGGTGCCCAAGTTAATCTACCTTCACCGTCTGTTTGTAGGAAATAACCGTTTTCACCGCCGGCAATAATAATATTACCAACAGGTCCTAAATTTGATGTACCACTAACAGTCAACCCGTTTAGGGTGGCTACACCGTTATCATTTATAACTAGTATCGGTGGTATACCTACTGATAATCCACCATATAAACCGAAGGGTTCAACTGCCATTGTTCATCCTAAATTTTATCTAATATATTATTTATCTATAAACATTATCTTTTCCCTACAAAAAAAACACCCGTTAGTGCTTTTTTATTAAATAATATATGCTTACAAGACAGCCAACTAGACCCTTATGCGAACATTGCAATGTATCATTGGCTAAACCAAATGGTGTAAGTAAACATGGCTTTAAGAAGTGGCACAAGTATTGTGTTGATTGTGCTAAGGGTGCATATAACAGTAAGTATGGTTACTTACTACATAAGAAAGATAAGTGTGAGAAGTGTGGCTTTGTACCAGAAGATAAATGCCAACTAGATGTTATCTATAAAGATGGTAACAAGAAGAATAAAGATAAACGCAATCTAAAAACACTATGTGCCAACTGCAATAGATTATATCAAAAGAAACTTAAAGAAAAACGTAAGAGTATTTTAGATATCACAAGTGATACTGACTATACTCTTTAATAGCTTTTTTCTTCTATGATTGTGCTACCCACAAGTTCGTTGATTTGTTTTTTAATACTAGCACGTAAATCATTCTTTAGATAGACTTGTCTAGCGGTTTCAACAAAGTCTTCACCAAAACTTTGATTCTTTTCACATTCTCGTTTATAGTTCTCAATATGCCATAACTCTAAGTTGACACCATAAAGTTTAGATTGTAGTGAATCAACATCTATATTAAGACTGTCTTTAAGTTCTTCTAATAGTTGTAGCTCTTGTTCTATATTTTTAAGTTTTATGGTGTCTACTATTAAGATAGACTTGATTTTTAATATAGTAATCTTGTCTATTAGTTCACCTATTGAGATTGGAGCATGTATAATCATATGATTATATAGTCTACAAAACTATAGCCAACAAAAAAGCACTCCTAAGAGTGCTTGATTGTAACTTCCCATCCCGAGGGTTATTTTTTAATTAAAGGTACTATGTTTGTAGTTACCCAATTTTTAATTCTTTCTATATCAATAGAAACAATAGATGCAAGTTTTGATGGATTTTTTAAAAGAGTTTCTGCTTGATCATACCTTGAAATTTGACCTATAAAAGTTGATTTAAGCATTATTACTGCATCTACCATAAGAGATTTTACTTTGTCTATAGGTACACCATTTGCCAATAATACATCTTGTATTTGATTTGCAATTGTTATCGCATTAAATAAATCCCTTATTACAATAATCAACTGTTTTTCAGGTGATACCCGTGTTCTGGGAAAATTGAATGGACTTTTTTGTTTAATTAATATTGATACTTGTAATATACCTATATTTTTAGTTAAACTAGTTAACGCTCTATTAAAACTTGCGACCCACTGTGCGATAGTAGGTATCTTTTTAGCAGTAGCCATGTTATATTCCTTTAATATATTTAGTCTATCCAACAAAAAAGGCTCCGAAGAGCCTTTTTTAGATTTCCAAATCTCAAAGATTTGATTATTGGAATGTAAGATTTTGAACTGCGATTTCACCAACGTAATCAGCCGCATTACCGAAAGATGATGCAGTGTTAGTTAATTCGATGTAACCATAACGTGTCATAAATGATACGACTGGTTCGAATGTTGATGGATCCAATACAACTCCACTGCTCATCAATGGAATATATGGGCAATAGAATGCGGCTGCATCTGTCTCTGATGAACCTTTATAACCAACCAATACTGGTTGTGTATCAGGAGCATAGCTGTTAACGAATACACGCATAGCACCGTTCAATGTACCAACGAACTTAGTGTTAGTTGGAGCTTCGAAAGTACCTTCTGTTGTACGAGCAAAAGCTGAAGTAGTTGCAGATTGCAATACTGTCAAACTTGCTGGAGAAACAACAGCCCAGTTACCTGCGCCACGACGTGTACGTTGGGCGATCAAGTTAGCAACACGGTTGATAAGAACAGCTAAGGCAGCGTGTTCGTCACCAACGTAAGTAGCTGTACCAGATACAGTAGCTTGGTTGAATGTATATTCAGTAGATGCCAATGTCGCTAAAGACAATAGAATCTCTTGGTCAATCTCAGCAGTAATCTCTTGTGCAAGAGCTGCCATGATTTCTGCTTCAACGTCAATACCATGTTGAGACTGAGCATCTTGTGCTGCCTCAAATGTCCAACGTGCTTGCAATTTACGTGACTTAGCTTCAACAGCTTGACGCAAGATTTGAACGCTGATCTGACGACCGCCGTTACCTTCAAGAGCCGCAGTGTTGTTACCTGTGTAACCTGTTGCAGTTGCATCGTTAGATGGCTGACGTGAATATGCTTGAGCAATAGTGAATGGGCTCAACGCTTCTTGACCAGCAGTAACGCTAGTTTGAGCGGCAGAGTTGTCCACTAAGTTTTGTGCATAACGTACACGTAGTGTATGAATCTGACCCACTGGGCCAGTCATTGGCTGAACGCCAACCAATTCGTTAGCGATAACGGTTGGCATAACACGACGGATAACTGGAAGAATCACACGGTTTAATGTAGCGATGTTACCAGCTGTAGTTGTACCTACTGAAGATTCAGCAAGTAGTTGTTTCTTAGTATTTTCTAAGATAACACCCATAGTTGAGCGGCGAGTGCCCTTTAAGCCTTCTAACAGAGCTTCCTTGGTCTCGTCCCAACGGCTTTCTAATAGAACTTTTGACATTTATATTTCTCCTAATCTATGTCTTTTTAATTAAAGCCCTGCCAGACGTTTGATATCTATAACGTTGTCACGTTGTTCCATATCAACTTCTTGTTTGGCAGCTTTATCCCCGGTAACTTCACTAATCATCTTTGACTCTGCCAAGTTAGTCTTTACAGACTTCTTAGCGGTGCCAGTGTTTAGTACAGCTGGTAGATACTTATCGAAAGTAGCTTGCAGTTTACCTGTTTGCACACTCTCTAGTAAGTTCTGCATTACTGTTGCTTTTTCCTCATTAAGAGTAGAAAGTAACTCAGTCATGGTCTTCTCACGAATATTTGACTCTTTAATAATACGAACTTCACGTTCTTTTGATTCAACTAACTTTTTAGTGTTGTTGATTTGTGTAATGGATTCAGCTAATTGACGATCTTTTTCGTCTAACTTTTGCATTAGTTTTCTTGTCTCAGCTTTATCATTTAAATGAGTAACTGAGAATTCACCTGCAAAGCTTTCGAAAATACGACGACCAAAATTGTTTTCTTTTGCAACTTTGATATCTTCTTTCAATTGGCCTATTTCACCCTTTAACTGTCCTGCTACAGCAGTTGCCAACTTTCTAGCACTTTCAGCAACGAAACGTGCTTTAAGTTTTTCTAATTGTTGACGACCTTCTGCAACTAACTTGACCTTAGCTTCAACTACAGCCTGCTTATCTTGAGCGAACTCTTTGATTTCACGGGCAAGAGCATGAACAATAAATTGCTCTAGCTTTTGTTGACTTTCTTTCTGAATCATACGATCTGAACGTAGTTCTTTGATTTCTTCAGCTAGTTTAGTAACCATAAAGTCATTGAATTTTGTTGCTGATTCACGTAGTTTCATTTGTGCTTTCACACGGTCTTCGTTCATTGCTTGCTTCTCAGAGTGAAATTCTTCAATTTCTTCTGATAGGCTTTCTGTAACCATCTTGTCAAGGGCTTCTACCATCACGCTTCTGTCATGTTCATAACGTTGTGCGAATTCTTCGTGTAATTCTGCACGGACTTGCTGGCGAGCCTCATTCAATTTAGATTCCCAGGCTTCATTTAACTGAGCCCCTACATCTTCATTGATAAGTCCACTGTCAAGTAATGGCTTGATAGCATCAAACATGCTTATTCCCCTTTGTTAATTTTGAGATCCTTGATGAGGCGCATTACTTCCTCTTTCAAGTACTTCTCTACTTTCTTGTCGCCTCTTGCGTCCTTTGCAATATCCAACAACTTATGACCATGCTTCATATTCATCATGCCTTCATAGATTGCTTTAGGATAAGCATTTGGTGCGCTAGGTTGTGCAACAATATCCACAGTGACTATTTCAAAGTCACTAACTTTGCCGTTCATGTCGTCAACGTTTCCGCTGCCACGACTTGAAACGCCGAGTTTCACACCACTCTCCAACATAGTTTTAACTAATTCACCCATTGGAGTTGGTAAAATCTTTAACTTGCCGAATCCGTTAGCTCCGTCCATCCACATGCTTGTAATCATATGTGATACACGGTCTAAGTTAATCTTTAAGTCATCTGGGTGATCTACTTCACCTAATACTGAGTAACCTTCTGTGATTTGCTCATTCAGAGTTTGTACAGCGACTTCAATCTCAGCAACGGGATAAACACGCTCATTAGCGTTCTTTACCCCACCCTGAATGAAGATGCCCTTCATATAAAGGTTCTTCTTGTCGCCTTCACTGACAGATTCCACAACCATTCCGGCGCGGTCAAATGTCAAGTGCTCTTTGAGATACAAAGCCATTCTCTCAGATTCCTATTAAACTCTACGCTTAGTAGAGTTACGTGATTCTGCTACTGGACTTCTAGAATTTACACCATTGTCACCCTTTGACGGGGCCGGTGCTTTTTCTAAGTCTGCATTGTTTTGTGCTGGGCTATTTTTAAATGATCCTGCACCTTTAACACTTGCTTCACCTTTAGTATATGCATTACTTGGTCCTTTTGGACTTGTTGGAACTGTTTCACTAGCACCAGAGAATTTAACTGGTCTACTGTCCATACCAGCTTGACCGCTATTAGCGTCTACTGTACTTTTGTTTTGAACACCATTGTCACCGTGAGTTACAGAAACTTTCTTTAGTGTGATAGCTTCCATCATAGGATCTTCATCATTACCATCTTCTAAATCTTTTGTAAAGTCATCACCAGCTTCTTCTGCTTCGTCATCAAACTCAGCATCAGTTTCATCATCATCACCGGCCATGATTTCTTCAAACTCAGCCATTAACTGGTCTAGTTTATCTTCTAGGTCAACAACACGGTCTTCTAAATCTTCTTCTCCGCCCATGTCATCTTCGCCGGCTTCAATGTCGATTACTTCATCTTCATCAGAATCAAACTCTAGGTCATCATCTTCAGCTTCAGCCATACCTTCTTCTTCAACTGAAATCTCGTCTATCATTTCACCGACTTGACCGCCCATGCCTTCACCCATTTCGTCATCCATCATTCCCTCATAGATTTCGCGGCTTTTCTCAACTACGATATCGTGAAATAATGCACGTGCTTGTTCTTCGTTCTCATTGATAATCAAATCAATAAGTTGTTCAAATTTTTTGTTATCCATTGTTTGTCTCCTGAATGTAAATGGCTTTGTAGAGTTATTTAGTGGGTATCAAAAAAAACAGCACAATAAGTGCTGTTTTTTTACGTTTTTGTTTAAACTACTCATTAAACTGTCGGTGCACCTTCTGCTTTAGGTGCATATTGTTGATGTATCTTTTTTAAATAACTAACTTTTTCATAGTTACGTACATCATTCATCTTACGCAACTTACGTATTTGTTTTAATGTTAACTTTGTTTTGCGGCTTTCTTTCCATTTAGGCTGACTGTTATCAGCACTAACGTCTTGATAACCTGCTGTAGCTGGATCGAACATTTCAAATAGTTTCATATAGTTATTTATCTTATTACATTCCCGTACCGCCGGGTGCTGGCATATTCTGTCCCGGTGCCGCTTGACCTGGTTGCGGTACTTGACCGGCAGCCGCTAATGATGGATCCATTGGCATTTCTTCTGCGGCTGTAGCTTCCTCACCTGTTTGAATATCAGTCTCAATGTCACCCACTGATACACCAATACTACGTAAATCATTACCTTGTGGCTCAACTTCAATCTCCTTATCGTTTTCTTCACGCCACATTTTCTCGTTTTTATCAATTTCTTCTTCTGTTAATCCTAAGAAACGTTCCATAGCAAAACGCTTACTCATATATGGGTAAGCTTCAATTGCTGTAAATGAACTCATACGTGCTGTATCCAATTCGCTTTGACGATAGGCTGCAAAGTTTTGTGGTGGATTAAACGTTAAGTTAAACAATCCACTGTCAATGTTCAGTCCTCTCCAACGTAAGAATAACTTGAATTCTTCGTCAAGTTTTCTAACCATATAGTTCTGTAGTCGTTCGCAATATTGATTGAAACGAAACTCTTGAATCATAGCTGTACCAACACGACCATCACTCATAGGAGTAACATTATCATCCGGGCCAGTAGGTAAATAACTACTTGGAACACGTAGTCCACGTGCTAATCTATTATTGAAATAACGCAAGTCATCAATCTCACCCAAGTTCTGTCCACCGGGTAGTAAGTCAACTGAAGATCCTCTACCATCAGCAGTTACTGGGAAGAAATAATCTTCGTTCATACTTAATGGGTTATATGATGCATCAACCATACTACCACCACCATGTGTGCTTGGAATACGTCTTTGATGAATCTCATTCTTAATACGTTCAACGAATGCCATAGCCATGTGACTTGGCATGTTACCAACGTCAATCTTAAAAACTCTACGTTCTGGTGCTCGTTGAACACGATAGATTAGAACCGCGTCTTCTAGTAACTCTTTTTGCTTATAAACTTTAAAGATGTTCTCTAGTATTGACTGACCAAAAGGCCAAAAACGATCTAGACCTTCTGTTAAGCTTAGGTGAACAACGTGTTTAGAATCGATTGCGGCTTCATTAAAACCTAAACTAAATCGTGATCCAGTTGTGTTGTATGGCATACTTGGAACAGTATATCCGCCTCCTCCACCTGTGCCTCCTCCACCTGTGCCACCCATACCAGTTGCTGGATTAGCGGCAAAGTCTGTGTTTGTTTTCTGTGCTACAACTAAGTTTTCTAAGTTAATGTTCAAGTCTTTAATGACATACTGTTCAGGCTTTTTACCTTCACTTTCATTAACAATAACTTTAATAACTTTAGTCATGTCAACCCAATATAACTTAAAGTTTTCCGGGTCACGTACAAAAACTTGATCTCCGTACTTAATAGTATTACGGAATATTTTAAAGATACGTGTTTCCATTTCATTCAACTTACACCATTGTTGTAGTTGAGTTTTTAACATATCTACTTCATGTGGAGTAGGATCTTCACGCCATTCTAAACTGAAAGGAGTCTTATTGTGTTCATTCTTTTGTGTGCTGAACTCTGAAATAATATCTAAACAAGCATTAATTTCAGCATCAACATCCATCATTTCGTATTGATTATATCGTTCAATACGATTTGGATGACCTGTATAGACTTCTGGTAAACGACTTCCATAGTTTTTGTAGCCAAAATCTTGATTACTGTAGTTGCTGGTTGTTGAGCTACCGGGGCCATTCCAAGCACCAGTGACACTACCGCCACCTAATGGGCTCATCTGTCCGGATTGATTAACTCTAGTAAAGTGTTTTTTGTATGTCATAATGAAGGTCTATTCAGTATTTAGTTAAACTTTTGAATACTGTAATAATTCACTTTGTATACTATTGCTGTCAGACTGTGCGTCAATCAAGTTGTCCATTTTAGCAACAAACTCTCTCATCAACTCAACCAGCTCACTGTTATCAACTGGTGTTGCATTGCTACTAAACATATCACCGGCTGGTGTATTAGCAAGCTTATCTAATATTGAATCTTTAGTTAATCGTTTGATAAGTTCATTACCATGTAGTGTAGCCGAATATCCAGATTCTGGACCTTCTGCAATACCCTCTAAGCTAGCACTAACTTTACTACTATCTCTTAGTAAACTAACAATAGTTGGTGCTCTATTACCAACTTGTCCATACCATTTACTTTGTTCTAAGTTTTTTGCGGCCCCTTGAGTATCACCTTCTTCAAGCTGTTTCTTAAGCTTAGGCCATTTGCTAATCCAACTTGGGCCCATATTGAATGTCAAATCAGTTAATGCACCTTGCCCTCTACCATCTAGTTTACCAAATCCAGGGATATTCATAGCGGCACTTCTATGATGGGCATAGTCTTTTTCAAACATTGCCATTATTTCTTCGTCACTAAACTCTCTGTTCATTTCAGGAGGTAATGATTTACCATCACCTATTAGGTGACCTATACCAACTGTCCATAATCCTAAACTGTCTTGGTAAGGTCTATTTCTTTTACCTTCATGTTTAATAATCATGGCTTTGATTTCTTCATCACTCATACCAGCACTACTTACTTTAACTTTTGGTGGAGGCATACCTTTCATATCGGCTGTACTGGCGCCCATTGCCTTACTAGAAGCATCAACACCACCACCGTCTGTTCCACCACTAGTTAGTACTCCCATATTTTTATACAAACCCACACCTGCACCAACTAACCCACCCACAACCCCTCCGGCTGCTGTTCCTAAACCAGGCACTACACTACCTAACATTGCGCCCATGCCTGCATAACTTGCGGCTTCACTTGCAATATCTAATCCAGCACCAGTTTTTGCATGACCTTCACTCTTAGCATAGTCAGCACCCATACCTAATGCGGTGCCACCTAATGCGGTTATTCCACCTTTTAATAGTCCACCACCTATTCGTTTTAATGCACTTCCTTTACCGGGAGCACCTTTACCAGGACCAACATCTCCTGTTCCACTTACAGATTCTATAGCTTTTCCTACAGTTGCTTTTGCGGCCATTGCACCTAATGCAACTGCGGCTAACCCGGCTGCGGCAGTTAAGGCTGTGGCCGCGGCAGTAGTTGTATTGAATCCTTGCATCAACGGATTTACTGAAGCTACTAAATCATCTAAACCAATCTTAGCTTTACGCTCAAGTTCAGTTAGTTCATTACGTGCTATCTGTGCCGCATCTTGTGCCGCAATACCTTTATTTACGGAATTTTCTTGTATCTTATTTCTTGATTCGGCTGCGGCTGCAACTTCATTTTCTACACCTTCACGCTTGTTTACATAATTTAGTGCTTTTTCATCTAATCCGGTTGCTTTTCTATAATCCTCACTTAATGCTAATGCAGTGTCACCTGCCCCCAACATTGTATCAGCCGCCTTTTTATAAGCATCATTGAACTCACCGGATTGATATGTGTTCTCTTTGGCCGCTTTAATCTGCTTCTCAATGTCAACACCAAGAACTGCAAACTGTGAACTTGCTGGTGTAATCGCACCGGTTAAGTATTGTAACTGAACTGCCGCTGTCTTAGTTGGATCACCTAACTTAGTAACGTCATTGATAAGTTTATTAGCACCTTCTTTTTCAGCCTCAATGCGGGCCATTTCATCTTTATTACCGGACTCCTGTGCCGCTTTAAGTTGTCTAGCCCATTTGTTTTCTTGTAGTTTCCATTCATATGTAGCACGTGCTATCTCCATATCTTTCTTGGATTCTTCAATACTCTTACCAGTAATAGAACTTAATTCATATAAGTTTTTAGTATAATCTAATGAAGCCTTTTGTAATCCTGCACTAGTCTTTAGTTGACCACTTAGTGCGCCACCCGAACGTTCCATCATTCCAATGAAGTCAGCTTGTGCTTGTATACGTTCTTGGTCATTCAATCCTAAACGTTGAAACTCCATTCTAGTTTGTTCAGTGACAGCAATCATTTTACCAAATGCTTTTACACCATCAGCCGATGTAGCTCCCAAACGTGTTAGTCCACCACTCATAGAACTCATTGGCTTAATCATCTTATCTAATTCGTGTGATGCTAAGCCTGCATCTGTACCCATTCTACGTATACCCTCAGCAGTAAATGAATTCATTGCACCCATTTTACTGATTGAGTCAGTAGCTTTTAATGTGTCATCTGCTTGTTTAAGTGCCATTTCTGCGGCTTTAGTAACACCTTTTATAAGTGCACCAGTTGCTAACCCAAGTGGACCAAAGTTTTTGCCCCAAGCTAGTGCGGCAGATCCTGCGCTACTCAGTGCGGTGTTATATTTTGCAAATTCACCAGTACCATTAAATAATGCACTAGCAAAAGCATCAAGTGCTTGAGTACTTTTACCCATGGCATCAGTCAAGTTGTCTTGTTTTCTTTGCATTTCAGCTTTAGAAAAAGCATCTGCTTTCTGACGTTCTGTACCTTCTTTAAGAGATTTATTATAGTTGTCTAATCCAGCTTTGACACTAGTAGTTCCAGCGGCTATTCCACCTACTTGACTTAAACCTTGCATAACGGTTGGCAAAATTCTAGCCATATCGTTCAATGACTCATTTATTTGATTAAGTGCATTCTGATCTAAATTTTCTGCCATGTTTTTTACCCACTAAATATTATGTAGTATTTAGTATTGGGCAAACGCCCGTTTTTAATCAAGGACAACAATGACTATACAAAACAACCCACTAAAGCAATATTTTCGTAGACCTTCAATTTATTTGAAACTACCTAGCGGTGGTAAAATGTATGCACCGGGTGTAGTAAATATCCCAGAATCTGGTGAACTTGCAGTATATCCAATGACTGCGATTGACGAGATTACTGCAAAAACCCCGGATGCGTTGTTTAACGGAACTGCAATGTCTGATATTATAAAAAGCTGTATCCCAGATATTAAAGATCCATGGTCTATTAATAGTGTTGATTTAGATGCGATATTGATTGCAATACGTTCGGCTGCGGATGGTAATGATATGACTATTACATCCGGATGCCCTAGCTGTAAGGAGATTGCAGAGTATGCAGTAAATTTAGTGGCCATTCTAAGTCAGTTGAAGGCAGCTGATTATGATAAAGAGTTGACTATAAATGACTTATATATAAAGTTTAGACCATTAACTTATAAAGAAATGAATGAAGCTGGTACAAGTCAAATGGAAGCCCAAAGAATTTTTATAGGTCTAGAAAAAGAAGAAAACGAACAAGTTAGAATGGAAAAAACTCAGCAGGCTTTAAAATATATCACTGAAGTAACGATGACTATATTGTCAAAAACTATTACACATATTAAAACTCCTTCAGTATTTGTAGAAGAAAGTGAATATATTTTAGATTTCTTGCATAACTGTGATAAAGATACATATATTGCTATTAGAGATTATAATACAAGTTTAAAAGCACAAGCTGAAATTAAACCATTAAAAATTAAATGTATCCATTGCCAACATGAATATGAACAACAATTTACATTGAATACATCTGATTTTTTCGGATGAGGCTTCTACACCTTGACCACGTGGGTGTAAAGAAGCTGATAGATGATATGGAAGCAGAGTGTACCGGTATTAAGAAAAACGCTCTTAGTATGAGTTGGTACATGCGAGGTGGTGTTTCATATGAAGATGTGTTAAACATGTCCTCTGAGGAAAGAGAAGAAATTAAGAAGATTATTGATAGTAATCTGGAAGTCACTAAGAAATCACAGATACCATTCTTCTAATCAAACCCGTAACTGTTCATTTATCACATCGGGTTGTTTCTTTGTAAAGATGAACTTCGTTCATCTAAGAACTCACTTCGTTCGTTCTTATTTTTTACGGTTATCTATTGTCTTTTACTGTAATCTAGTACGGACTATATTGCCGCTTTGAAGCCATGGTAGTGCTATTCAGCACTACCAATGGTAAAGGTTGTTTGCACGCCCGTCGTCCAGTGTTATCTATTCCCCATTCAATTAGCTATTTGATGCTATTAAATGCTACCGGTTGCTCTGTAAAGTATATGGGATTGTAGTTGAATTTACGCACTTTAGTGTTTCATTCAGCAACGCACATTCTATTGATTCAAGATAAAATATCAATAGACTTGTTGAAGGTTCGCTTTGTCGATTGCCTTCTCGGTATTCCGTGTATATCGCTACACACGCTTACTCCAGATCCGTCAGCACAGCACAATCTGTACAAACTCAAGGAGGTCTGCCAATGCAGACAACAAATTTTTATAAGGTTTCTATTGTGAGGATGTTGTTATTTGTAACAGTTTGATTTGACGTGGTGTCTGGTGAGCCTGAATATGCTTTTAGTAGTTTACTGTTAAGTGAGAAGAAACTGTCAAACTCTGTTATTATCCAATCACCATTCTTGGGACTTGTATAATATAAGAAATTGTCAGTGACCCATGTTAGTTTGCTTTGTACAGCAATATAACGACCTTTACGATTGAACTTCATAAAAAGAATATTACAATCGTCAGGATCAGCTACATCCATGAGTTGTTCTAGCCAAGCATCTATCACTTTGCATTCCCCTGAAAGTAATAAATGAAACGGAAAATCAGCATAGAACTTACATTCTACATTCATCTTAGTAAAAGTTTGTCCAGGAACTATGTCCCCTTTAAAACTTCTAATCTGACCTTCATGTAGTATCTGTGTTCTTGATTGATTTTTTCCACCTATATAAGCACCGGATCCTGGTGCACGAATGAAACTTTCACCGTACAACTCACTGAGATATTTAGCGATTTCTCGTTCAAAACCTGAACCTTTTGCTTTTTGTGGACTTGTCATACTACTACTTATCGTAAACTTGGCATATAAATTATTTTATTTCTATTTGTCTTAAAAACTGATTAGAAAAAGATGTGCCTGTATTATTTTTTAAACAAGACTTCTTACATATATTATTTGGATTTGTATTCCATGTATCTGATAAATCAGAAAACCATTGAACAATGTTGGGCTGATGTTCTGCTTCTCCTTGCCAACAACATGGATACACTCTTCCCGAAGCATCAACATATATACTATTCTCGTTCATAGCACTACACTCTATCTGCCCTTCAAATACTCTATGATCCATAAACTCTAAAGGAGCTGTAATGCCATCTACTGGGAATCGTTGAAAACGTCTACTGACCTTTGCACGAAACCATTTAAATCTTAACTGTCTAGCTAACTCATATGCAGTATCTACTTGATGTTTGTTATGCTCAAATATTAACATGTCCCAATGAGCATTACCGCCTGCATTAATAAATGCTTGTGTATTCTCTATAATCTTTGACCAACGAACATTTTTTCTGTAGATATGATTTGTATCTTCCAAACCATCTATACTAAACACAACATAATCATTTGGTCCATTCATAACTTTGGCTAATCGTGTCCACCAGTCAGGTGAACGAATACCACCATTAGTGTTCATCCCAATAACGATATTAGGATTGCATTCTTTAAAATACTCATACATCTCTATGGATTGTCTTGCACTTGCTGGATCACCATAGTTACCGCACATATATATTTTCTCTAACTGTCTTACAACATCGGGAGAAAATATTACTTTAGCATCCTCTAGAGTTAACTCATTAGGTTCAAATGATGTTCTGGTACGCAAGCATTGCGGACAAGCCGCATTGCAGTTTGTTGTTGGTTCAAAATGTACAATCTTTGTATCCTGAAAACGAAAAATATCAGGCATTGTCTATCTCAACCGAGTTACTGTAACTTGTAAAGCCGTTCTCTTTAACAACTTTCAATACATTAGGTACACGACCTGCTAGTTCTTCTCTATGTGACACAAGCCAAATAGATTTCTGTCGTCTACGTGACATGTCTTTAAGAATCGCTAAACTATTCTCAACACCCATTGTATCAAGACCACTGTCAATCAATTCATCAATGAATAATGTATTGATTGGGCTATACAATGATTCCCATACATCACGGAAAGCAAAACTCAAGCCAAGAATCAAACGATTACGTTCACCTCGACTCAGATTATCAAAGTCAAGCTCACGACCTAACTCAGTGATTTCAACTTGCAAATCATTCTTAAAGATAACCTGATGTGGTAGACCAATCTTATCTAAGTAATGTGTTAGTCTTGCATTTAAATAACTTAAGTTCTGGTCAATAATCTTCTTACGAACAAAACTATCTTTGCTAGTTAACAAATCTAATAAGAACTTTTGATGTTCCATAGTTCGTGTTAGTTTATTGATAGCTTCAAAGTCAATCGCTTGTAATGCTTGCGTTTCCATCTCAACAACTTGTTCACTATATGGATCAGTCTCTTGTGACTTGTTGTCAATCTGATTTAGAATGTTTGCAATCTCACTTGAATGTTTGATTGCTTCTCCTTCTGTATCATAGTGAGTTACAGGTTGTGGTCCTAACTCAATACCAGTAAGTTCATTTAGTTGTTCACTAAATGGATTAGATTCTTGTTTCTTATCTTCCCATACTTTCTTCAAGTTAGATACATCACCACTATGACGAATTGCTTCTGCTTCAGTTTTATATGATGGAGTGGGTTTAGTCCCTAATTTAGTAACCAATGACTGATTGATTGACATTTGACTTTCAAGTTCAGCCAACTCAGCACGGGCATTCTCAAGTACTGTAGTCTTTTCTAATGTAACTTCTAAATGCTTATCATCATGGAAGTCTTGACCACAAGCATAACACTTATGATCCTCAAGTTCTTTAACTTCCCGAACCAGTTTATCTATTAACTTTTTTTCTTTTGTGATACTTTTGGTTAGGGTATCGATTATTGTTGCTATAGATTTTTGTTCAGTCTCATCATGTAGCCATTCTTTTAAATCATTCCATGACTTAAGTTCAGCTTCAATGTCATACTCATTTTTAAGAGAGTAAGCCTTGTGTGCTATTGAAACATCTGTGTCATGTTTTTGTTGCCAAGCAGTTGAACGAGCAACTAACGCATTGTATGTGTCTTGTGCCTCTTTTTGCTTAGTCCAAACGTTCAAATCTTTATGTGCTTGTAACTCTGCTTCAATGTTAATCTTGCTTAGTTCATCGTACTGTAACGCAAGTGTAGTCAAATCTTCATCATGTTTCTTCAACCACAATGTTTGTCTGCGTTTCAATGCATCAATCTGTTCTTTGACACGTTTGTTAGCTTCTTCAATAGCTTTAACTCTAAATTCTTCTTGCTGAATATCATCTTTGCTACGGCGTATCATTTCTTTAATGATTTCAGCTTTCTCACTTAGTAATGTGATACCCATTAACTGTTCAATAATATCTTTTTGTTCGTTATTCTTTAATGCTAAGAATGGTTCGCTGTATGTATTCAATACAACAATGTGACGGAACATGTCGGCTGACATATTAATAACTTTTTCAATCGCAGCCTGTGTTTCTTTATTCTCGCCTTGCTGATCCTCAGAAGCTTTATCCTGAATATCATTTACATAGAATTTCAACACATTGGGTTTACGACCACGCTCAATCTTATAGTTAGTACCATTGACATTGAAAGTCAATGTAACCATCATGGCTTTACCATTTGTACGATTAACTAAATTATCTTTACGAATATTATTAATGGGTGTACCAAACAATGCGTAGGAAAGACCTTGAATCAAGGTTGTCTTACCTGTGCCATTACGAGCACCATCACCACCTAAGTCTAAGTTTTCACCTAGAATAAGTGTTAAGTCTTTCTTGTCAAAGTCTACTGCTTGTGTTACTTGTCCGATAGATAGAAAATTGCGTAATGTAATGTCTTGTAATGTAATCATAGGTTGTTGTAAATGTCCAAAAGAATCTTCTTATCAAAATTATTTGATTCAATACTATTAATTTGGTCAATAATAATTTGGTCTACGCTTTCAAACTTAAGTCCGTCAGCAGTTTGACCATTTTCATTTTGTTCTACTTTCATAGGAATCAATGCCATCTCTCTTAGTTTATGTTCTGGTATCCATGTCTCACGCAAGAAGTTAGCTTCTTCATATGAGATTTCAATATCAAGATGTACTCTAACATGACTATCAATCAATAGCAAGCCCTCAGGGTTTTCTAAAATGTCTGATAGTTTATGAACACGGAATACTGGCTGTCTTGGCCATGTATGAAATACAGGCTCAGTTCCCCATTCTAATATCATCATGCCACGTGCGTCATCACCTGCATCAGCATAGTTATGCGGGAAAGCATTACCGATATACCAAATGTTCTTACGTGCTTGTCGTTTATGAAAGTGACCACTGAATACTTTTTCAAATCCACCCAATTGATCCTCATTGATTTCACCATGATCAGGCATTTCTACCATAGCGTTCATGTGGAAATAAGGTAATTCAAAATGACCAAACATATATTTGCCACTCATCTTTTGTAGTTTCTTGTAATCATCATGTACAAGCCATGGTGCAATAACTACATCTCCTTGTTGGAAGAAGTCGTTGACGATTTTAACGTTTGGTAAATGTTTAGCCCACTCAACACTATGAATGTCCCTACGGTCACGATAATAAAGATCGTGATTGCCTGGTATAAAATATACAGTATCAAAGTTAGCACTTAATTTCTCCAATGCTTGTAATCCAAATTGTAATGTGTGAATGTTAATGCTTGCACGATGATGGTTGTAATCGCCCAAGAAGAAACAAGTCTCACAGTTTTCTTTTTTTGCTTTTTGAATGAACCAATCTACGAAATCGGAACAGTCTTGGTTGTGTTGTAAGCTGTTAGACTTCAATCCAAAATGAATATCAGTGAACACAGCGGCTTTTTTAAAAAGGTTACTCATTTGTCTATTATATAATAAAGCCGTTACACATAGCAACGGCTTTGGTTAAATTATTCTTCGTATACTGTAGAACTAGTTCCAATACCCTGTCGTGACCAACTTGGATTGAGACCATTGATTTCTAATATATCATCACGTATGTTTTGATTGCGTTTTTCTGTATTCAATACCCTACAGAAGCTATTAGTGATAGCAGCCGTATAATAAGCGAATGGATTTGCTGATTTGGCTTCATTGAATCGTAAGCCAACATATGTTAGTTGAAGGATAGCACTATTACGCATCTCATCGTTGTATGTATACCCACGCCAATTATATTTCATTGCGTATTTTTCGCACATCATAATATACATACGGGCAAGTTTGTTTGTGATTTTACCATGTTCTTTGTTGAAATTTCCAGTTTCTAAATCACCTTCCCAATGACTTTTACCAACACATTTAAATGTATTAGTTGAATCTATTTTATAATGTTGGAATGGGGGAAAGTTTACTTTAACGTGAACCATGTCATCTACTTCAGCTTTGGTAGTATTATCTTCTAAGTCAGCAAAAATCTCATCTGGGTCAGCTTCCTCAAACTCAAAGATATCCTTTGCTGTTTTCTTTTTAACTGTTTTGCGGGGTTGTTTTGGTGCAACCGGAACATGATCCCAAGTCATTACACGAAATACTAAATCTGTGATTTCTATTGAATCTGGGCTAACAGCATCTTTACTACCTTGTTCTAAGCTAAGACGTAAAGCACGTGTTTCTTTTGCTTGTTGAATAGTTTCTGGTTTGAATGCATATTCTAAGCTTTCTTCAATACTAGATTGGGGCATATCTACAATAAAATCATAGCGATGATAGCTTGGGTCTGCAAAGTAACAATAAGCGTTTTTGCTTTCGTGTATCTCTTTTAGAATGTCTTTATTATTTAAATAGTTGACAGGTTTGCGTGAGGGTAGGGACATAGTTCTCCGTTATTATGTTGATGTAAGTATAACATTATTGTTGCAGAATAGCAACTATTTTGTGAGGGAAAGGGTAAAAATACTACTTTATTTAGTAGATAAATATAAGTAAGGATAACAACATATTATGGCAAACCCAACCACAGCCGCTGAATGGAAACAAGTTGCAGCCAATGCTCAGGCACAGATAGATGCGGTCAACCAACAAAAGGCACAAGGTGAAGCACAGATCACTGCGCTAGAACAACAACTACTAGCCAATGGTCAACAAATAAGTGACTACTTAATCGCTAATCCTAGAATTACCTCAAGAGACCCTGGATTATTAGCTTTACAAGCACAGACAGATACTATTAAACAGAATTTAGCTAAAACAGAAGTATATGTAAGAGCCACATTAACATCACAGCTATTTCAACTTAGAGCAACAATAAACAATGCTAACACACAGGCTGGAGTAGCATCTACTGGTGCTCCAAATACAAACACAAATACTCCGCCTGAAACGGTTGTACCAGATCAATCTAACACGGCAGTAACAACTACAACAGAACCTGAACCAGTTCAGCAATCAGTAATAGATCCAAACACTGATCCTAATACTAATATAGGTTCTGAACCAGTGGTTGAAAATGCTACTCCTCAATTCGCTACTGGGCAAAATGAGGCCACCAATGCCGCTTTCTTAGAAGCAAACGCATCAGAACAACAAGTTATAGATCCAAATAGTGATCCTAATACTAATATTGGTGAAGACGGGCAAAATCAAGATACAGAAATACCAATTGATAAACCAAATATAGATCCAAATAGTGACCCTAACACAAACATAGGTACAGAAGGACAAACAGTAACATCACCCAGTTCTATAACAGAAAATGTTTTTGATCCTAGGCAAGAGGTTACTGAAAATGTCTTTGATCCTAGACAAGAAGTTCAAGAAAGTGTATTTGACCCGTCAGCCGGTGGCAGTGGACAAGGCATATCAACTGCATTAAACAATACACGTGCCACTGCAACAAAACAAGATAGTGCTAACTTTCAGCAAAAGCCAGATTGGCGAGCAAGATTAAGTCTAGCACCAAACGCAAACTATTTGTATAAAGTGCCAAAAGGTCAGGCAGGTATATTAGCACCATTGCAAGGAACAGACGGTGTAATCTTCCCATATACACCGGCAATATCAGTTACATACAGTGCTGGATATGATCCAAGTGATTTAATACATAGTAACTATAAAGTTTATCAATATAAAGGTAGTAGTGTAGATACAGTTTCAATCACGGCTGATTTTACAGCACAAGATACAACAGAAGCAAACTACTT